ATCTATGATGAATGAAATAATGGAAATTGTAAATGAAAGAGATTCCGTTTCTAAAGAAGTTGCAGATGCCACAACTATACAGAGATTTAAAGATATCGAAAAGGTCATACTACCTTTTTTATACAATCTTAGTAAAAGTGATGAACCATATATACATTGGCCTAATAGAGGTCCAATTATTAAAGCTCAAATAGAAAAAATAATAAAATTAACAAGAGGATAATATGAACTTAACAGAAAATGTATCATTAAAAGAATTAACTAAAAGTGAATCAGCTACAAGATTTGGCATATCTAATGAACCATCAGATGAAATAATAGAAAATTTACAAAAATTAGCGACACACATACTTCAGCCAGTCAGAGATAATTTTGGTAAACCTTTAATTATAACTTCAGGTTATAGATCACCAGAACTTTGTGTAAAGATAGGAAGTACAACAACCAGCCAACATACTAAAGGTCAGGCTGCAGACTTTGAAATTGGTGGTATTGCTAATAAAGATTTAAGCGATTGGATTCACCAAAACCTTGATTATGATCAGTTAATACTTGAATTTTGGAAACCAGAAGATCCTAATAGCGGTTGGGTACACTGTTCTTATAAAGGTGAAGGATTGAATAGAAAACAATATTTAAGAGCCATAACTGAAAATGGTAAGACTAAGTATGAACCTATGATATAGGCTTGACAAACCACCTATATTATGATATATTATTAGAATATGCCTAAAGAATTTAAATTTAATAAAGTTGATCCTAAAGTTTTGCCTGATACTAAAGGTAAAAATATAGACGGTATAAGATTCTATGAAATAGATGGTAAATCATATCCATCAGTTACTTCTGTATTGTCTTTACTTAAAAAAGATTCCTTGCAAGAATGGAGAAATAAAGTTGGCGAGTCTGTTGCTAATTGGGAAATGGGTAGAGCTGCTAGACGAGGTAAGGCAATGCACACATTAGTTGAGCAATATTTACAAAATCAAACTCCTTCAATAAGAGATGTATTGCCTCTAGGTTTATTTAAACTTATTAGACCTTATGTTGATCAAATTGATAATATAAAAATGTTAGAAACTATTATGTACAGTAAAAAGTTAACACTTGCTGGACAGGTGGACTGTATTGCTGAATATAATGGTAAATTGTCTGTAATAGATTTCAAGTCGGCTAATAAAGAAAGAGAAGAAGGTTGGATAGAAAATTACTTCTTACAAACTACAGCCTATGCCATGATGTATGAAGAATTGTATGGTGAAAAAATAGACCAATTAGTAGTTATATTGGCCTGTGAAGATGGTATAGCTCAGTGCTTTATTAAAAATAAAGCAGATTATGAGAAGAAACTGATTGAATCAGTGCAAAATTTTTACACACATTTTAATAATAAACAAAAATCTTAATATTCTAGGTATGCAAAAATAACATACCTCAATTGTTAGGATTGCATATAAATATTATTATGATAGAACGATTAAAAGACTTAATAGTTAAAAATCACGCCGATAAACAGGTGCAAAAAAAGAACGACATTCTATTGAAAAGTAGAAAAGAAGTTGAAATTAATGGTAATGGAACGTCAGGATACACTATAAAAGAAGGCGAGCATAAAGGCACCGTATTAGGTCATATTTCCAGATCAAAACCAGTTATATAACTGGTTGACAAATACTCCATTTTGTGTATAATATAATTATTAACTAAACAAGGAGTAAATAATGTTTACTACAAGAAATCTAATTATCGCTGCTGTAGTTGTGGTAGCTTTTGTTATTGGTTATATTGTTTTAAAACCTTCTAAAAAGGTTGATGTAACGCCAACAAAACCAGCTGCAACACAACAAGTTGCTCCAGCAAAACCTGCTGAACCAGCTAAAAAAGACGAAAAGAAGAAGTAGTTAATAAAAAATCTGGAGGGTTAAACCCTCCAGATGTATAAATAGAAGTGCTATAAAACAAACACACACACAAGGAGAAAAATATGGCAACAACATCAAAAAACGGTTATGAAATCCGTTCAGACTTATTAGGCTTAGCAAAATCATTAGCTGAGTTTAATTTCCAAGCTCAAGTAAAAGAGTTTGAATATTCAATCAAAAAAGACGGCGACCAAGTAGTACAAGAGTTTAAAGCTCCTACTTACACAGCACAAGACATTATCAGTATTGCAAAACAATTTAATGAATTTGTAACTAATAATGACTATGCTAAAACTGTACAAGATAACGTTGAGAAAGCACAAGAAATGGTAAAACCATATGCTGATGCTTATCAAAATACAGTAAAAGCTTTCTTTCCAAATTTAAGAAACGGAAAGTAAATGTTACCGTATAATACTTGTGAAAACAAGTGGTTGAGCAAAACTAAAGATAAAGTAAAAAATCATTATAAAGATAACGAAACTTTATATGTAGGTTATTTTTATATAGCAGTAATGTGCATTTTTGTTTTAGCTTTATTGGCTTCAATCAATAGTTTTTACTAATAATTGATTAATGGCCACTTCGGTGGCCATTGACAACCCGCCTAAATTGTGATATAATATTATATAATGAACTCAAAAGAATTTTCTTTAAAGATTGAACAGTTAGTAAAAGAAAAAAAAGGCATATCGCATATGGATGCTGTAATTTTATATTGTGAAGAAAACGATATAGATCCTTCAACAGTTGCATCTTTATTAACAAAAGCATTAAAAGATAAAATAACAGTTGAAGCTCAAAATTTAAATTATATTCCTAAAACTGGACAATTGCCAGTGTAATCATGGTCAATGGATTTGATGTATATAAAATATATCTTGCAGTTAAATTACATTTTACAACAGATAGTTACGACTATCATAAATATGAAGGAAAGGTTAATTGCAAATTAGAAACTTTTACTAAAAACAATGCCAGATATTTTTTTCACAAACTTGGAACCAAATACAGTAAAGATGATATATTGGACTTTTTTGTTGCTAATTTTTTATCTGATAGTAACAAGTGGATAGGAGACCTAACTAGAAATGATGGACAAGATGTTTACCTTGATTGGAAAAAACGTAATGACGCCTTTGATTACCATTTTAGAAGTGATTGTTTATATATTGTCAATGACTTTACTAATAAGCATCTTTCTTTTGATGCTGGTTTTAACTCTTTTGGTGGGCAGCATCCTAGATTTTTTCAGTTGGTTTTATCAAAAAATATATCCTACGAAAGTGCAATAGTCTTTAATGAGATTTTAGGATTCAGTAAACGTTGGGATAAACAAATTACCGAAAAAGTAGTTTGGCCTATTCATTCAAAAAGAATAAAAAAATATACACCGTTTGTTAAATATAATCCTACAACAGTAAAATTAATATTGAAAGAAATATTTGTAAAATGAATAAAATAAAATGGACAGGAGCTTCTCTTAATATATCCGCTTCAATAATACAGGCCACAGCTATTGTGTCATTACAATGGATTGCATGGATATTTTTAATAATTTCGGTAATTGTTTGGGGATATGTTGCTTATAAAGAAAGAGATTTTGCCAGATTAACACAGCAAACAGTTTTTATAGTAATTGCAAGTATAGCATTATATAATTGGTTAAAACATGTCTAATGTATTTTTAATAGGTAATGGTGAAAGTAGAAAAGGTTTTAATTTAGACATATTAAAACCTCATGGTAAGATTTATGGTTGTAATGCTCTTTATAGAGAATATAAACCAGATGTATTGGTATCAGTTGATCATGGTATCATGCACGAGATATATCATAGTGGTTATTGTTATGATAATGAAACTTGGTTTAGAGATTGGACTAGATGTCCAGATTTCATGTATGAGAGTTTAGTTTATGCTGGACTTTCTAAAATTGATATAGATGAAATAAACAAATGGCATGTTAAAAATGAAAATATCAAAACTGATGAAAAAGAATTTGTTATGCACGGTGCCAATTTATCAGGTCTTGTAACAATATTAAATAAAGATAAATCTAAATTTCAAAAAAATATAAATTCAAATCAATTATGTATTAGTTGGGTTAAACAAAATGACAAAGCTCATAATATAAATGATGTAATGCCTGGCAATAGAGATTTAGGATGGGCTGCTGGTCCTACTTCTGGTTACATTGCAGTTAAAAATGAAAAACCTAAAAATGTTTATTTAATAGGGCACGATTTAGTAAGTAATAACAACCTTGTAAATAATCTTTATAAAGGAACAAAACACTACGTTATACCTGAACATCAAGAAACACCAGCAATTAATTGGATAGTACAATGGAAAGATTTGTTTATTACAAATCCTGATATATTATTTTAT